AGTGGCTGGAAGACTTCAACAGACATAACTTTGTTTAACGAGTTAGATATTGATTCCAACGTCTTATAATTAAGAACTGTGGGAGAAAACATCACACCGCCTTTCTCAACTGCTACACTTCTAGCTGATAGCTCTATCAGAGATTCTCTATCCTTCCTGAATATCTTTGTCCATATTTGTAAGCATGTCATTATAGCTTCTGATGATGTTCCCCATAGTTGAAGCATAACAATGGTTCTAGCTAACATTAGTATATATGACTCATATTTAGATAAATTAGAATTTAGCCCTAATGTGAATGAGTCCATCACTGATTCCATGTCGCGCCTCTGATTGCCAGATGTTACAGGATCAATAAGTGAATATAGGAACTTAATTGAGTTACTACCAACAACTTCTAAGCCAAGGAAGTAAGAATTGAACTCTACTGACTTTTCTGATACCATATTCTTATAATCACTGGTTTTAATTGAGAAGAATCTTATTGTTTTAGCGTATAATGATATGACATTCCGAATGGAGTCTCTAATTGATTGAACTTCCGACTTACTCCTTTTATCAGAAGAAGGAACATATGTAAACAGTGCTGCATCATCACTGGTTATGAAGGCTGATACATTTATATTTCCAAAGGATCTAAGCATATCTCCTCTTATCTCAGCTATTAACATAGTAACAAAAGTATGATATAAAGAAGAACTATAATGAAAGATTCCTTGTCCCATGTGAAAAGGGCCATGTAATCCTGGTAGTGTATACCCAGTTTCTTGATATTTAGCTAACTCAGGGTATGTAGGCATCTGGAAAACCTTTCTTTCAGCTAAGAAGCAGGTTAACATAGGTATGTAATATTCTGTTGTGAAATGTGACATCAAAGAATACATATATCCAAATAGCACTGTATTAAAGTTTGGTCCCCATCGAGTTTGATCTATAGTTTCTTTAATTCCATCATTAGCAGTACATCTGTTTTGAGCGTCAGATAACATCTCAACTTTCTTAGGATTGTCTAGCATATCTATCTTGGTCGCTCTACCAATACTCTTAGCGAAACTTTCTGTTATTGACTGGAAAATTCTAAACTCAGCTGGCATTATTGATATCTCTCTATTTCCTCCAACTTGATCTTTATCAAACATCCTATATGTTAAGTCTAGAGGCATATGAGATAGTAAGTTTATTGACAAACTAGCTGTTGTACTGAGGTTATGTTTCTCTACCAGCGATGCAATGCTTTCCATAGCTGTGCAATTCCTAAAATTATATGAGTCAAAAGAACCTTTAGGTGTTTGAAGATCTGATAATTTTGGGCACGTACCTTGGAATATATTGTTAGACATAACACTTCTTATATGTCTATAGATCAATAATAAACTTATTGGTGTATATGTGAATCTAGAATCAGTGAAATCGAACTCATTATCTAGTTTCTCAAGATGCTTCTTTATTTCTAATGAATAATTGTTGTTGGATGTCTTTCCCCATAGATTTAGTAAACGTACAAAATCATCATTTCTTTCAGACACAGTGCTGAAGTATTTTCTAGCTAGATCAAGTTCTGTCGCAATCTCATAAGACATGTCAACTCTATGTTTCCTCTTACCATAAGTCTGAGGTGGACAGAGATTTACTAGAAAGAACTCATATCCTGCATCTCCTAGAGGTAATTCAAATAAGGGAGTCAGTCCATTAGCTTCCTTAATGCCT